CAGATGTAATCTTCTTTAGCGCTGTGCCATCTGTGACAAAGATGCAATCATTAGTGCCATCATTGACACCGATTAACTGAGCAGGTGCAGCTCCAGCATAGAAGCTGGCTGTGTCGTTAAGTAGGGTTGCCTGTCCTCTGGTCCAAACATCTACACCCTTTGACTCTGTGTACTGAAAGCGTAGCGACTCTTCTTGGATAGGTTCAAAGAACTTAATACCAGCACCAAGGTGGAATGAACTCTGTGACCGTAGCCACCAACCAGTCAGCGTCTGCTCACCAGGCTCACGGCTTTGGTCAATCTGTTGCTTACGGTACTGTGCTGTTACGCGACGATATGGTGAATCGTCAGAGTTCAACAGAAAGAACGGTAAGCCACCGATAGCTACATCGTAGGCCTCACCAGTTGCTGAGTAAGTAGTTGATCCTGCAGGGTTGGAAAGGGTATATGGTATGCCCTCGGTAATATCGTCGCCGTATGGCACGTGGTTCCCCTTACTTGGTTAGTGCTGCAATTTCCTCTGCTGTCAAACCTAGTGCTGCTAGCTTTGCTTGTGCGTTAGCCTTAGCCTCAGCAACTGCTGCTGCTTCTGCTTCTGCCGCTAGGCGATCTAATTCTGCCTGTACCTGTGCTGCTTCGTTGGCTGCGATCTCATCGACTGTCAAAGGACGTTCGATGACCTCGCCTGTTTCGCAGTTTATCTCAATGGCTGTGCTCATTTGTATTCTCCTCTAATAGATGTGGTGCATATTGTTTTAATATCTCTATTGCATATTCAATTTTGTCTTCAATCTTTTGTCCCTTTGGCTGTCTAGTATTCCAAAGTTCTAAGTTCTCTATTCTATTATCAGACCTATTACCGTTAATGTGATGCACATTTTCAACTGGCAATAACTGTCTTCCTAGATGGTTTTCCATAATAAGTCTATGCTCAAGGATACTTCTACCTCTACCAGATCTATCAGGAACTTTTACATATCCATCTGGGCTAACGTGTCGTCCGACATTGACAATCTTTGTAGGATCGCCGTGCTTGCGCCAACGTTTCCAGTGCATATCGCACCAACCTCTAGCCATATGTTTTCTGTCGCAGTCTTGGACAGAGCATATTGCTGTTGTCATTGTTGCTCCTTATGAGTTTTTGATGCCGTATAGATAGAAAGATGATGTTGCCATAAAATCCGTACTACTTGGTCGAATTAGTATGGTGCTAATTGCAGTGTTTGACCGATATAACTGGGCACTTACTGATCTGTATGCAGTTGTGGCATTGTCTTCCAACGCCGTATCAAAACTCATCGGCTTACTTTGGGATGCAGTGTAAGAAGGTATGTAAATTTCAAAATTACTAAATGTGTTGGCTGTGCTTGTGTTAGCGTTAAAAGTTGCCAAAGTTGTTGAGGTGTTTGCGCTGCCTCTTTGAGAGTATGCAGTCGCTCCATCTCCTTCTAATTGAGTAACGCTGTATAATGCAGATGAGTCCGAGTTGAACACTAACTGTAATTGTCTTGTTCCAGCACTTGCCGATGCTCTTATTGACATCCTCAACACTAAATCGGTGTAGGTTGCAGGAATAGCAGAGAAGGTAACAGATGCAGCAGAACTGCTAAGGACATTAGATGAGATGAGTGTGTAGGTACTAGGCATTTTTTATCCCATACAGAGTCGCGATTGTGCCAGTGTTAAGTGAGTTACCATCTGGTAAAACTTGAACTGATGTTATTGCAGATGTATTACGCCATAGCATTACATTTACCTCTGTGCCGCCTGAACCATTTTTATCCGCAGAACCTTTTGAAATTGTAGTTTTATATGTAGAACCTGCATAGTTCATAATGTCGCACTCTTGTAACATTAAACTTGTTGCGTTGATTGATGTAATACTGTTAATATAACCGCGACTGGTAGATGTTTGTCTAGTTGATTGTGTAGTTGAACCATCTCCGCCTAAATTAGTATCGGAATAATTAGTGCCAGTATCACCATTAAATCTTAAAGTAAGGTTTGCACTACCTGTATTTAATTGACCAACAAAAACTAATCTTAAATCAGTATAGGTAGCAGGAATACTTGAAAAGGTAATAGATGCTGCTGCACTATTTAGAGTCGTGGTAGCGATTGGTTCGTATGTTGTTGGCATTTACGCTCCCTTAATTCCGTATAGTGAAAAGACTGAGGATGTAGTCCAACTGCCTGTGGTAAGTTGTAAATCAATAGAAGTGATTGCGTTTGTATTTAACCACACGCCTGAATGTAAAATTACTTGCCCTGTAGGGGCTGTGGTTCTATTTAAATCTGTTCCCGTAAATACTCTTGCTGTTTTATTTTTAGTAGTAGATGCGTAATCGTGAATATCAATTATTCCAACACCCATCATATTTGTTAAACCAGAACCGCTATTAGGAATAGGTGTATAACTTGGACCAATAGAGTCAACAGAACTTGCTCCAGTTGCTTGCGCTACAGCACCATCACCATTTAATGCGTGACGAGCATAGTTGTTTCCTGTGTCACTATTAAATCTAAGTCTATAATTATATTGTGTGTTAGTTGCAGAATCTGTTGATTTACCAATAAAACGTAACTGCAATGCAACATAGGTACTAGGGATACTGGAGAAGGTAATAGTCGCACTTGACCCAGTACCACTTACAGTAGCAATAGACTCAAATGAGCTTGGATTGTAAGCTGCATTAGGCCCAAGGAAGTTGTCATACTTTTGCAGGTTAGTAAAACTAGAGCCTGTCTTGATGCTAGTTATTGCCATCTGTCACCGCTTCCCATTGACAAGTATCTTCATTAAGTATCCATTCACCTTGCTCTGGCTTTGGTGCAATGAACGCATCGCGTACTGGGTCATAGATATAACCAATGCCAGCAAAGTTCTTACGGATGTTGCCGTTGTAAGAAGTTTTAACCCAAGTACCACCAAGGTTATCTATTAACCATTGGTAACCTTCATCTCCTGCTGGATCATTATTGTCTCCAACAAGTACACGAAGTACTGTACTTGTTTCATCAATTTCTGCCCAATGACTCATACTAAATACCTCACAATTACAATTCCTGAACCGCCATTGCCCGATTTTCTGCCGCTCGAATAACTATTGTTTGCACCACCACCGCCGCCAGTATTAGCAGTTGCATTTATTCCTGTACCACCATTGATGGCTGCGCTGCCACCGCCTGCGCCGCCTGCGCCTTGTGAGCCACCGCCTGAAGAAACACCGCCACCACCGCCTGCGTAATAGCCACTTGCACCTGAAGATGTTGCCGATGCCCAAGTAGAATAAGCATTTGTACCTGATCCGCCAATGCCGCCATTTGCACCACCATTACCGCCAGTTGCACCCGCGCCGCCACCGCCACCACCTGCGCCTAGTGAAGAGTTTGGTGTTCCACCATTATTGCCTTGGCCCGATGTACCTAAACCTCTAGCATAAGTGTTGTCTCCATCAGTTGCCCCACCACCACCTGAACCGCCAGTGCTGCCACTTGATGCTTTAACGCCACCGCCACCACCGATAGCGGTAGTTAATGAAGTAAATGATGTGCTGTTGCCATTGTTTCCGTTATTTTCGCCAGTACCTACTCCAGCACCACCTGCACCTATTGTTACGCTATAGGTTTGCGTACTAGATGTAAAAGTTTGGTAAAGAAAACCACCAGCACCGCCACCACCACAAGAATAGTTGCCATCGGCATTACCACCTGAACCGCCACCTGCAACCATAATAATTTCCATTGCTTTAGCACCGACAACTACAAAATCGCCACTTTCATTAAACTTGTGGTAGGTGTATCCGCCTGAAGTATAGGTTGTTCCACCTGTTGCAGAAAATGGGTTGTAAAAAGCATTACCAGCAAGCATTGACCTGCTCTTAGGAAAACCTTGTTTAATGGATGAAAGTGTTACTCTCGATACAGCCATTATTACGCAATCTCAGATCCGAAAGCTGTGAATGTTAGGTTAGCAGTTGAAGCATATACAGTCAGAACATCTGTTGTGTTCATTGTGACACCAAGAGTTAACGCTGTTGAGTCTGATGCGCCTACTGTTACATCGTATGCAATGTACTGTGAGTTAGCAAGAGCAGCTCCTGCTGGACGCACTGCGATACGGAATGTTGCAGCTGTTGCTGTTAGGTTAGCGATAACGATTGTTGAGATTACTGCCTGTGTTGATGCTGGTACTGTGTATAGAGTTGTTGCAGTTGTTGCACTTGGGTTGGACTGACCAAGCACCTTGTAAGTTGTTGCCATTTATTTCTCCTTATTAGTTGTTTGGTTAGTTTGTTATCCACCCATAAGCATTAGCACATCAGAGACTGAACCGCCTCCACCTGTGTTTGCTGCCCATTTGACACCTAGTGTTGCTGTTGAATCTGCTGTTAATATTTGACCGTTAGTTCCCACGGCAAGGTTATCTACTACACCGCTTGCGCTGGCTACAAGTAGATCTGCCTTAGCAGTTACTACTGATTCAGGAATTGCTGCATCTGCTGTAGCTACACCTGTTGTGTAAAAGGTTAGATCAGAAGATGTCAGTACGTGCTTTACGCTTGCCCCTGCTGTATGTGAGATAGCAGATGTTCCTGCTTGTCCACGAACAATTGTTAATGTGTCTGTAGATACTGCAGTAACAAAGACAATTTCTTCATTGATTGTGTCAACATCAAGGGCTACTGTAAACTGGTCTACGTTACCTGCTGCAAGAGTTACACCACCCATAAGGGCAGAGCCTGTACCAGATGCAACAGTAATCGTTGTTGCACTATTAGAGATTGTCGATAGGAGCGTTGTCTCAACGCTAATTGACGAATACTTACGAGTCATTGGCTTTCCTTACCTAGCGGGTGTAGTGAATACGGATTGGATACTTGTCTGCCAACTTCAACGCTTCTTCATTAAGTCGCTGTTGATAGAGGGCAAAGATGTAACGAGATGCGGCAACGCCTGCAGATGATGGGAGCTTACTGTCGTTTAGATCGGCCTCAGCACTAGAGAGATTGATTCGTCCAGCGTCAAGATAAGACAGTAGTTTGTATGCTGCTCCGAGAGTGACAACATCCTTACAAGAGTCTGGTAGACCAGTAACGTCAGCAAAATCATCTGTGTTGGCGTCAAGAGTGTTCGGCGTGGAGGTATACCAAACTTGAATAGTACGACCAGGTTGTACGTTCTCATAGATGTTAATTGTATTCTGTGTATTAAAGGTGGCAGCATTTGCCATACCGTCTAAACGCCAGCGATTAACT